GCCCTCGATCGACCAGATCACCATGTTGCCGTTGACTCCCAACTTGGTGGTCTTCAGGTGCACCAGCGCCATCGCGATGGCGAGCTGGGCCTGCGCTCCGCTGTTGATGTTCCAGTTCAGAGCGCTGGGCGTGTCGTTTTCTAGCAGCGTCAAGACGTCGTCGGTGTCCTTGGCCGCAATGGTCGTTTGGAAAGAGAACTTCCACTCGCCGCGCCGCGGGAAGATGCCGTAGAGGCCGCCGCCCGGAGTGATGTGATTGACCACGCCGGTGGAGATCTTCAACGTCGTCGACAGATGCCGCCCGGCAAGCGACGCCAGTGCGCCGACGGGGCCCAGTGACATAACGCAATCGCTGCCGAGTATGTAGTTGTAGGCGGCCAGCGCCGGCAGCGCCGCAATCATCGCGCCCGGCGTTACCAGCCCGGTGCCGAGGAAGCCCAGATCGAGCGAACAGGCGCCGCGCTCCGGAATGGTCAGCGTAAGATCGCTCACGGCCATGTCTGGAATCTTGTACTTCACCGCGTTGGTGTCTTCCAGATAGAGCGTCGTGGCCGGAGCCTGCGTAGTGGTGTCGTCGAAGGCGATGGCGTGGGTATAAGGAGCAAGCGCGCCGGTCACCGTGTCCGCGCCCATGCCGAAGCAGAAGCCAAAGCCAGCGAGCCACGAATCCAGCTCGGCCTTGAAGCTGAACTTGGTGTCCCAGCCGGTCAGCTGGCCATCGGTGGCGAACTGCGTGCCTTTGCCGGACATCTCTTTATCGCTGCGCCTCGAGGAGAGCATCTCCAGGATGGCGGAGCCGTCGAAGCGCTGGCGCCGCGTGAATGCAGCATCGGCCAGGGCGGTGCCGTAGGCGGCCTGCGTATTCGGCGACAGGACCAGATTTCTCGCTGATTTCTTTTGTGCCTCAAAGTTAAACGGCATCTGTCGGCTCCTTTATTGTTTTTCTCCATGTTCGGTGGCCGCTTCCATCGCACTCAACCCCGGCGCTGCGGTTGCGGCGGGCGCGCCCGCAATCTCAAAGATTGGGCTGCCCTGGAAGGTCTCGCCGGAAAGCACCATATTCCACTCCCAGCTCCGCTCGATGCGTTGCACCACGCCAGCCTTGAAAGTGAACGAGCGCCGTCCCTTGCTGATGGAAAGCGTACCGCCGGAGCCGGCCATCTCTTCGCCGGCCGCGCTCAACTTGACCTGGACAAAATCTTCACCAGCCATAACTAAAACCTCCTCAGGCATTTGTGCCGGGGAACTGCGCGACGCCCGGCACGGCTACCGCCAAAACGTAGATGCTGCCCCGGCCTTCCGCATAGATGTCGGTGACACCCATCAAGCGGATCGGCTCGCTCTCTGTGACGCCGTCGCTGAGCACCAGCCGCGCGCCTGCAACCAGCGCCAGCACGGTTGCGAGCAGTGCCTCGGTGGCTGCGCGCTGCGCTTCCTTGCTGCGCAGATCCTTGTCGCAGCACCAGATCTCCATGATGTGCTCGGCGTTGTAAGTCAACTGCTGGCTCTCGACGCTCTTATAATCGGTGCCGCCGTGGCGCGTCCGCACCACTGGAGGAACGAACACCAACTGGCCATCGGCGTTCAGATCCTTCTCTCCAATGCTGCCGACGTTGACGCCGACCAACTGCGCGGCGAGCACCGCCTGCAGCGCCGCCTCAACATCCAGCGAGAGAAACTCCGCGCCGGGATACGGTGGCTGCATCGGCGAGTAAGGCGAGGCGCTCACTGGACCTCCAGCCCTGCGCCCTTGGCGCGATTGTTGAGAAATCGCTTGGTCTCGGTCGCCATGCGCGTGGGATCTTCCGGACGGAAGACCATAAACGGCCGCGCCGGGATGTGAATGTGGCGTGTGAAGCCTTTGACCTTAACGAAGGAGACGCCGCTCACCGTGTTGCGCGTCACTGTCTGGCCGTGCCCGAGCTTGTTGGTGATCTTGAACTTGCCCTGGAGATCGCCGAACGGATTGCTGCGCGTGTACTGGTAAGGCCGCACGTTCTGATTGCCGTCGAAGCCAAGCTGGTGCACTGCGGCGTAGGCTACATTCGTCCCGATCTGCACCGAGTCCGGAGACTGCGAGGACACGCCGATCGAGTTGCGCAGCCTGCCGCTGTCGATCAGCAGCTTGTGGCCAGCGGTGTATTTGCGCCAGCGCCGCGAGACCTCGCTCAGCGGATTCCATGAGCCCGCCGGGGAACCCTCATCAGAGAATGTCTGGTAGATGCTCTTGCGCTGACCGATGGCGAGCGTGGTCAGGAGATCCTGCTTCTCCGCGACGCCGAGACGAAACGCGGCCAGTGAAAGCACCACGCTCCCTGCATCGATTTTGATCACCTCGTCCGGCATCAGATGAACCCATCCAGATTATGTTCGCGGAACCGCAGCGGCCGGGTTGGCCTCTCGACGCTGGCCGTCGAGGTTTGCGGCGTGGCGGCCACCGGCTGATCGAGCTGCTCTTTGCCGTCGCGTATATCCTTCAGCCGCGCGATCGCGTCGTCGTAGCCTTGCCGCACCGTTTCCTTGACCTCAGTTTCGCGCCGTCGCGAGAAGAGCAGGTAGATCGTGATGTCGAGCGTCAGCCAGTTCAGCGTGTCGCTCGCCTGCATCGGCGTCTGATAACGGGTACGGCAGTAGGAATCGACCAGGCCGCTGGCATCCTCAAGCGCGGCATTCACCACAGCGGCGTTGACCGCGCCGATGTTGGTGTCGTCGGTGAGCTGCACCAGGTCCGCCTGCGTCATGCGCAGCGGCACCAGATCGGATTGTGCGGCGTAAGGCATCGCTATTGGACGAACTTACCTTTCAGCAGCGGTGCGGCCTGTGCCTTGGTGAGCTGTACCGTCTCACCCTTGGCGCGAAAGTCGCCATCGGAGTGGATGCGGCGCAGCACGGTGTACACGGCTGTCTTTAGGGCTTTTTCGACCTTTTCAACTTTTTCATTCTCGGCCATGATTGAATTTCCCCTCTCGCGTTATGTAACGGGCGCGGGCCCCTGCGAGCACCGCGCCCCCCTCGTCTATCTTGCTGCCAAACTCAGGCCCGATTACGGCTACCCTTCGACGGGTGCCGGAATTGCAACCATCGTCGGGGCGGCGACGACGCCGGTCAGCACCGCAATCGTTTCCTGAGCGGTGATCTGCATGTCCCAGTACCAGTCGGTCGAGACCCAATCCTTTTTGCTGTCGCGCATGGGATCGGGGAACTCGATGACGCCGTAGCCATCGGTGGTATCGGGCGCATCGGTCCAGCTGAACGTCTTACAGGAGCTGACATCCTCCATGCTGGACACGTTCTCGACGTGAGCGATGACGACGTTCTGGCCCCAAACAAAGGAGGCATTGTCGTTCTTGTCGAGGTTCACGGCGCTGGCCATGACGTATTCCAGCTCAAACAGCGAGCTCAACTGCGCGGGAGTGAGGAAGCCGCTGACATTGGTGTACTTGAAGCGGTCGATCAGCGCCGGGTGGTTTCTCAGCGCTGCGTGGACCGGATCGCTGACCACCATGTGAGTCGCCGACACGCCAGCCTGGCGGATTTCCTGCTTGAGCTGGTCGACGACGGCTATGGGGTTTGCTCCAACCCAGTTGCCGTTGGCCGAGAAGCCGTTAATGTCGTAGTTGGCGCCGCCCTTGACATAGGAGTCCCAGCAGCTCGTCCCGCTCAGTGGCGTGGTGTTGGTCGCGGCGGTCGCCAGCAGGTTCGCCAGGTAGACCTCGCGATCTAGGTTGATCAACTGGATCAACCCTTCCGTGGCCTTCTGCTTCAGGCTGAAGTTCATGCCCAAGGCGTAAGCTTCGGTCTCGTAGGGGATCTCGGCGCTCAACGCGTGCGACTTGCAGTTGTAGGGGTTGGTCGACCAGGAGCGCCGAATGGTTTGCGGACGCGCTCCCGGCGCGCGCAGCGTTTGCTGGGTAAGGCGCTGGTTAGCGCGGTCGAAGATCAGGTACTGGAACATCTGGCGTTGGACCGCAACACGGGGCGCCAGCAGCTCCGCGACTAGCGCATTGTTGCGGTACTCCTTCGCAAAGTTCGAGAGCGCTACGTTCAGAATCCCCGATACCATCGGGCCTGCATAGGCAGCCATATCTGCTCCTTTTTCCGCTCATCGCGGAGTTGAAATTTACCAACAGCGCAGCCCACTGCCCGCGCCAACCTACCACGCGGCGAATGTTGCCTTAACCCACGAGTTGACCGCGATGCAAACATAAAAGTGAGTGGCATCGTAGGCGATCTGGCCGGCGACGCCTGCGGAGTTGGCCGCAGCCGGAGCCCCCACTAACTGCGCAGCCACGAAGCGCACCACGCGCACAGTGATGAAATCGAGAGCAACAGCGCCGCTCGACACCGCAATTGCACTAACGTTCTGGCCGGGGGTCGCCGGAACCATGTGCCCGTTTGCATCGGTAGTGAGCGCCTGCCCCGCAGCCACGGCCGCACCGATGATGGCAACCGCTTCGCCCTCCATCGTTACCGCAACAGGGTCTCCGATGTTGACCGTGTCTTCGTTTTGGAAGCCGAGCACAATAGCGTTCGCGCCCGCAACCGCAACCAGTAGATCGCTTGCGCCCTGAATCACCGCCACGCCGCGCTTCATGTTGGCTGCGGACGCCTGATAGGTGCGCGTTTCCGGATTGCCGATTACGCCAGTGGTTTCGATAGCCGTCATTGCTTGCTCCTTGACACTTCAAAGTGTGGGGCCGTCGCGCGTCCGCTCGGCGGGTTCGGCCCCGTAACCCGGAGGGTCATACAGCGGCCCTCTTCTTCTCATCAGCAAAAGATTCCCTAGACTGCTCCGCTGCTGGCGCCGCCCGGCTGCGTCAGCTCGGGATGCTCCTTCGCGGCCTGCTTCAGCGCCTCGGAGAAAGTGATCTTCTTCTCCGTGACAAGTTTGTTGGCCAGCGTGGTGAGTTGCACCGAGTTGGCGTCCACCGCGCTGCGCCCTGCGTTGATCTTGACTCCGGCTTCGGCAAACTCCGCGCGGGTTCCGGCGGCAACCACTTCGCCCTTGGGCACGAATGCCTTGAAGCCGTCGACAAAGCCGGTCAGCAGCTCGATCGGTGTGAGCTTCTTCTTCTGGTCGCCTTCGCCGAATTCGATGGTCTCGGCCGACTTGGCCAGCTCGGCAAAGATCAGAGGCAGCCCCATCTTGTCGTAGGCCGGCAGCCACTTGCCGCGCGTCTTCAGCCCTGAGATCGCCGCGCTGACAGCGTTGGCGGTATCAGCGGCAGCAAGTTTCTTTTTGCCTTCGCTGAACTCCTTTGCCTGCGAGGTCAGCTTGCCTTCCAGTTCGGCAATCTTGCCGGTCAGCGTTCCCGTCGCGGCCGTGGCCGCGTCCGCCGCAATCTTCCTTACATCGTCTTCGCTGAAGGTCTTCGGAGTGGTTTTGCCCTCGCTAAACAGTTCAGCAAAGAATTCGCGAATCGAATCGCGAACGGTTTTTTTGACGTCGATATCAGCCATCTGCATTCCTCTCTCGCCATCGGCGAATTCGATTGTTTGATAGGCGACCTCTGCACTGAATCGGGCGTCGGCCAGACCCTTAACGGCGGGCGGCTCAGCGCCGAGAAAACCGACGTGCCGCAACGAAATGCCTTTGTCGTCGCGGTAAAACGAGACGCTGCGCTTCTTGAAGCGGCCCTTGAGCACCATCTCCTCGAAGTTGGGATCCACCTGCGAAGGCTTGGCCAGCAGCGTGTCGCCATCGCGCTTGAGGGCTGAAACCCAACCGTAGGCCGGGGCATCCGTCTGCGGATGGCCGATGACGAGGGGCACCTCGTGAAACGAAGGATCGTAGCTAGAAGCAATTTGATCGAGGTCACGTTCAGTGTAGGTACCCTTGTCGCCATAGTCGCCGGCGCGAAAGATTTCGAGCCATTGATTTTCCAGCTTCGATTCGGCGTGACTGTCGATCGCCATGACTTGCTCATCCTCTCTGAAGCCGCACCAACTGCGTGATAAATGCGCGGTTTGCGATTAAGCGGCGAAAATCTCCGCGAAAACCTTGCCGAATCCCGGCTGTGGAACCAGCATCCGAGCCAGCATCGGCAACCTCTCCAGCCCCGGCTCGTCGGCATCCTTCGGCGCTTCCTCCGGCAGAACCGGAACCACCGCGCAGCGGCAGTTGAAGCCGTTCGGCGGATAGATCTTCATCCACACCGGATCTTCGCCGCGCGCCGTGAACTGGTCGAGCACCGCGTGCTCCGGCCGCACCCGGTCATCGCCCACCGTCCAGTACTGCCAATACGGCAACACGGCCATGGTCGCGGCATCGCTCATCTGCTCGTAACGGCCGAGCGAGTATGCCTTCTGCATCGCGACGTTGAATGCCGTGTCCAGGGTGAAGGCGTTCAGATCGGTAACGCCGGCGTCGCTGGTGATCTGTTGGACCGCCTTCTGGAAGTCGTCGGAGGTGCTGCCCTTGGCAGCAGCGTCGGCGAGCTCGTCGCGCACCTTCTCGATCAGCCGCACGTCGGCCGCGCCGGCGAGGGTGAAGGCGTCCTTCTTGTACTGCGAGCTGAGCCCGTCGAAGGTGTCCTTAGTGACCGGCGTGAGGCCGCGAATGTAGTCAGCCGCATCATCGTTCGGCAGATCGAGCGAGAAGCCGATCGAACCAGTGTCCTCGCCGTCTTCGGCAAAGTGGTGATGGCCATGGTTGAGCCGCGAGCTGGTGGCGATCTCAATGACCTTGCCGGTCTTGCGCTTGGCCTCGCGCACGATCTGCGCCCGCCCCAGCAGATTCGCCGCCGCCAGGTGCCGCGCCAGCAGATCGCCCACGCGATGCTGGATCGAGTCGCCCGGAATGTGCACGCGCACGCTCATGCGTGGGCCACCTGAACCTGCACCGATCGCTTTACGCTCTGGATGCGCTGCTCGGTCGCGCCCGGCTGAGCCATCAGCAGCAGCCGCAGCGTCTCCGGGTCGATCTTGCTGGAGTCTTTAGCGATGCGGAAGATCGAGGCTTGAGTAATCCCATCGCTCTGCTTCTGGCTACAGAAGCCGTGCCCGCTTTGCGTGAGGTTCTCGGCGACTGCGATACCGATGATGCCGAGCACGTCGTATTGCTCGCCGATGCACGAGGTCATGTAAGACCAGAACTTCTCGTACTGTTCATCCGTGACCGGCACGGTCACCAGGATCTGAAGCGTGAAGTTGCCATAGTTAGGCTCGCGTGCCTGCAGGCCGCCATAGAGCAGCGCGCCCAGTAGCTTGCCATCGGACATCACGACGTTGACGTGCGAGATCTCGCTGTCGGTCCGCCACCGGATCAGCGCCGAGACTTCATCGGCGGTGGTCACAAACTGCCAGGTGATGCTCTTCACTTCACCGCCTCCGCAATCTGCTTCACTCGCGTCTTGTACAGATCCTTCGACTCGCCGACGAGCTGCGCTATCAGCTTGTCGAACTGCGCATAGTCGCGAGACATGCGCTTTTCCGCATCGTCCTTCTCGCTGAAGGTTGGGCCGTCGTTCGCGTCCTGTGCGACCACGGCCGCCTGGGGAATGTTCGGCGTGGCGCCGCCGGCGATCGGCGTGACCGTGGTGTCGCTCTCATCCGGCGCGGGCACGTTATAGAAGGTGCGCAGGAAGTTTTCAGTGAAGGGCAGCCCCATCTTTTGCAGCGAGCTGTGAATCACGACGCTGCGCGCCAGGTCCTCTTCCTCGGCAATGTCGATCGACCATACCGGCATCGGAGCCTGCGGCCCGTAGTTCCACATCACCAGCGGCCGCACCAGCTTTTTGTTGACCACATCCATCAGCATCTTGGCGATCGAGACCGAGCGATCTTCCTTGGTCTCTTCGTGCACCTTGCCAAGCGCCTGCGTGCCCTTGCCGCCCTCGCCGCCCATCGAGGTCAGCGTCTCGCCCTGGATCCGGCGCACGATGCTGAGCTGCATCTTGTCGTAGAGATGCTCGTACACGGCGGGATCGAGCGCTCGCGCCAGCTTGAGCA